TATATCTCAAGTGGCACAAGATGAGTTTAATTTAAAATTTAAAGACAATGAATAAAACACAATATAAACCAAGCAGTATAACCTTATCAAAAGGAAATGCGTATATAGACAATTCAATTTTTATGGAGTTTGTAGATGATATAGCAACAGAGATGACTGAACTTATGTTTCAAGAGGATTCAGATTATCTATTAGAAGATGCTCAAGATTATTACAATGATAAGTACGATGAGATTGAGACAAAGTTAAATAACACCCTTAGAGTATATAGTGATGAGTGTATTAGATAGTATAATTGAAGACCGATACGATGAGGAGTTTCTTAAGGCTGATGGTTTTGATGATGCAGTCATAGGGGTATGTCACATTTCAAGAAGGTTGATATACTCCTATGCTAAGTGTATTGAGATATTAATACAGGGCGAAGGTATGAGTGAGATTGATGCTATAGAACATTTATCTTACAATGTTATTAATAGCTATGTGGGAGAGAAAACACCCATATGGTGTATAGATTATGAATAGGATATGGAATCAAGAAAAGAGTTTATAAGTAGATTAATGTGGATGTTACACGAGGTAGATAAATCTAAGTTTAAAACTTTAGATACCTTAAGTATGATAGAGTACGAACTGAAGCGTAGAGACTCTGAATTAATTAAAAATTTCAAATCATCTATTATTAATTTTATAGATGTTTATCATGTAAAGACACACAACAAAGGTTTGATTAGAAAATTATCAAAAGATGTTGAGATTAGATTTAACGAATTAATTAAAAAGGGAAATTAAAATGAGAATAGATATGCAACAGATAACTTATCAGATGAGGTTTTACATTAGTGAGATAAAGAGTCTACAAGATGAAAATAAAAATCTACAAGATGAAAATAAAAAACTAAAGGCTGAATTAAAAAAGAAGAAGGATGGAAAAACAAGTAAAAACAATTAATGTTGATGAGCTATGGACAAGGAAAGGGAACGAATCTTGTTGTACTGAATATGTGTACTACGCTAAAATTAAAAGAAAGTACCTTAATTATATCAATGACTATATAGAAAAATTGTCAGAGGATCTCATAGGTGAGAAGAATTTTTTTAAAAGTAAGTCCTTAAACGAAAGAAGAATTTATTATATTGTAAGGTCTGTGGATAGGTTTAAGGTGCATGACCTAAAGAAATTACTCGATCAGGAGTACTCAATTATAGACTTTTTAAATAAGGCTAATGGAATACGAGAAAAAAATGTTGAAATCTTTGCTCGAAGAAATAGGGATAAATCATAGGCTAAGAAGAAGTATTAAGCCCAGCAAACATCCTTATATGCGAAAGTTAGAATATTATTTAAAAGGACATAATTTAAAATACATATACTTTTCTGATACAGATAGTTTAGCCATAACAGAAGTTAATTATCACCCATTCAAATGTCTTTCAAATACCCTTATGACTCCATCAAGTTTAGGTATAAATGTAATGATGGTTGTAAATGGTAGGGAAATATGTGATAAAAAAATAAATGACATGGAATGTGCTTTAGACTACATACTTTTGGACGATTTAAGCTATAGTATTATAGGTGTTCTGTGAAAAAAATTTTACCACTTGTAGTGTTCTATTAAAAAAATTTTTACTACTTTTACCGACAGAAAGTTAATTTAATTAAAAAACCAATTATGGAAAAATCAGAAACCATTGGCAAGCTAACCCTTGCCTTATCGAAAGTGCAGGCTCAATTAAAACCTGCAAAAGAAAATTCAAAGAATCCTTTTTTTAAATCAAGCTATGCCGATCTTGGTGCAGTGTGGGATTCTGTTCGTAAACTATTAGCTGAAAATGAATTAGCTATTATCCAAATGCCTACAGATGTGGGTGGTCTAACAACAATCTTATCACATTCAAGTGGGGAATACATCTCATCTACCATGTACATTCCTTCAAAGGAAGATGCTCATGGTGTTGGCTCTGCTATATCATATGCGAGAAGATATGCTTTAGCATCAGTGGTTGGTGTAGTTACAGGTGATGATGATGGCAATGGTGCAGTAAAAGGTACGCCTAATGTATCTAAGAAGCCTGCATCTAAGCCTAAGCTAACCGATGCTCAATACAAGTCTATGATGAAAGCTATTGAGGATGGTAAGGGTAGTGTTGTTGAGCAAAAGATGGCTGGATACACTATGACTAAAACTCAAGAAGAAAAGCTAAATAAGATTCTAAAACTTACTAAAACTTTAATGTAATGAGTTTGGATAAGTTTATTTCTAAACTAACAGATGATACTTTTTATTACTCTGACTACGAGTTTGTTACTAATTCTCAGTTAGGGTTGATAAAACAGGATGTTAGAACTTACAAGATGATGAGGGATAATCCTGAACTTAACAAGGAAACTTTACCTATGATATTTGGTAGAGCATATCATGTAGCTATGTTAGAGCCTAACGATTTTAACGATAAAGTGCTGGTATTTAATTCAGCTACAAGAACTACTAAAGGATATAAAGAGTTCAAGGAGAATAACCCTAAAGCACCTACGATAATCTTACAGAAAGAATACGATAAGATTATGTACATGCAAGATGTATTGTTCTCTCACAGCGAAGTGAATGACCTGTTACAAAAGGAAGGTGAACGGGAGATTGCACACGCTTGGCAGGATGATGATAGTGATGTTTTCTGTAAGGGTAAGGCTGATTACAAGAATGGTAAAACTCTTATAGATCTTAAGACTACAGGTGATGGTAGCTTCTATGGTTTTTCTAACTCGTGCAAGAAGTATGGATACGATAGGCAATCAGCATTCTATATAGATGGCTTTGGTTGTGATGAGTTTGTTTTTATAACTCAAGAGAAGGAAAGACCATACAACGTATCTATATTCTATGCTGGTGATGAGTTTATAGAGAGAGGTAGGGCTGAGTATAAATACTTGTTAGATATTTACAAGAAATTTTTTATAAATAACGAGGCAGTAGTAGAGGAACATATAATTATGGAGACGCTATGACCTTAAGAGAAAAATTAGAAGAACAACAGATTAGCGAAAGATGGCTATCAGAAAGATTAGGGTTGAGCAGACCTACCCTATTAAAGTACTTAAAAAAACCTAACGAGTTTAGAGTTAAACACGTTAAAAAAATTGTTGAGTATTTGAGAATAACTGAAAGGGATGCATTAACTAATTATTTTAAACACAAAAATTATGAGTAAATCTGAAAAAATTTACATTGGAAATGGAACTGAGAAGTTCGATGGTGGTATCGTACAATTCTCTCTTAACCTAACAAAACTTAAAAACGAAGCTTCTGAGCATATGTTTGATTACAATGGCGATAAGTTTATTAAGTTAAAAGTTGTTAAGAAAAGAGAAGCTGATGAGTATGGTAAGACTCATTACGTTGAGGTGGACACATTTAAGCCAGAGCCTAAAAAAGCCACTACAGTAGATGATGATCTACCATTTTAATTGATAATGATAGGCATGAGTGATAGCAGTTAAACTCTAATAATCATAGCTACTGCAGGTAAGACTTCCGTACAAAACCTATGAGCCTATTTTTTAAAACCAAAGACCATGATATTAAGAGTATCCGATAAAGACATAGTTGACACAAGTAAGATTGGTTACATCACCCTTGATGGACAAAAAATTATATTTGGTGATTTAACTTGGTCTATATATAATAATGAAATGGAAGCTCAATGTGTGTTTAATAACATAGTAAATCATATGCAGATTAAAGATATGAGGTTTGCTGAAAAGAAAACTATTGAGCCAAATGACAGAAAAGAAAAAGCATTTGAGATGTTCTGGAACCTGTATGATAAAAAAGTATCGTACAGCCAAGCAAAAACAGCTTTTATGCAACTAACCTTGCAAGAGATGGGAAAGGCTGTGAAGTCAGTAAAGGCATATATAGACTCAACACCAAATAAAGAGTATAGAAAAAACCCAACAACATGGATACGCCAGAAGTGTTGGAATGATGAAATAGTTTTAGATAAAATAAAGAAAAAAAATAGATACGTTAAGCCTAAATATATAACAGATGAAAGATAAAGTTGAAATGGAAAAAAGGCTTATAGGTAAACTAATGTCAAAGCCAGACGAGTATTATGACTTACATGGAATGTTGTCAGAAGACATCTTTAGTGACAACCTAAATAAGAGGCTTTACAAGTCTATATCTACTATACTTAATGATGGTGGTAGGTTAGATATGATAAATGTAACTAAGGGAATAAAAGGTAGAGATGCTTCGATAAGATTAGCTGAATGCGTTTCCCTTGATCACTACGCATACATAGGAAAGAATATAGTTTTATTTTTATCACAGGAAGATAAAAAAGTTAAATTAAAAAAGTTAGCTAAATCAACAATAAAAAGGCTTGATAATGGAGATGATTTATTTGATGTCATAGAACATGTCGATGATCAGATGAAAATAATATCTGACATTAAGTCAAGTGAAATGCCTGACATAGTAAAACAACTTAAAGTTTTACATGACGATATAAATAGAAGGATGTCATCAAAGGATATGAACGGTCTACCTACAGGTTTTCAGTCTGTAGATAAATTTACTG